CCAGCCGTTTTAATGGTTAAACGATTAGGTGTCCCAGCTGCAAACATTGTGTTGTTGTCGTATTCTGCCGCTGACCAACTAACTACGGCGTCAGTTGAGTTTGCAATGTTTGAGTTTGATGTTAAAGATACGGCAGCGGCATTGTCAAAATTGTTTAGATACGTGTTTGTGTCTGCCGCGGTTAACAGTTCGCCAGTGGTGAATGTTTTTATAGCCATTAGTACCCCAGTCTATTAAAATCAAGTGTGCCAAAAGTGGCATTGTCAAGGATTAGGTAAGCGTTTTGGTCTACTGGTGATACGTAGTACGTGTATCGAGCCTCACCGGGTACCGCGCTAAACGCTGCGCCTTCAATAATGCACTGGTAGGTAGTGCCACGGAAAGCCACGCTTACTTGCGCGCCAACACAAGTGCCTATTTCTAGAGAACCGGCGCCAGTGGATAGGTTCCAGAGCTTGAAAGAGTTTTGAGCGTTGGCTAAGCAGGAAAAAGACGAAATAGCCAATGGCGCTGCGGTGAAGTTATTAAGCAGATAGTTAGCGTAGTCGGTGGCTTGTGACGTGGACGCGTTAAGAGTGTTGACCGTGTATGTGCGAAATGGCTTAACGCCTGTCTGCACGGTCTGAGCTGCGAAAGACTCCGGGTCTACAGTTACTTGGCTATAAAAGTTGTCGGCGTAACTAGCAAATTCAATGTTGTCGTACACTTGAAAACTGGCGTTGTTTGTGGTGTCGCTAAAGTTGATGTTTGCTACTTGTGCACCAAATGGGGAAAACAAAGAAACGCCGTTAAACGCCTCGCGCATACGTCCATTGGTTGTTATGCACGCGCTATTAATCCAGTCTCCCCAAGTGCCGCTTACTGTTGTTGCCGCCATGGCTGGCCCCGTGCCGCTGCTCGAATAGTTGATAGTAAGCCCGCTGGCCGTGGTTGCCGCTGCGGTTTGCGCCGAAATCGTGCCGGCTGCCATGGCGTAATTTTCGCCGCTAGCTCTACCGCAGCGCGCTAAATAGCCTTCGAGACTAATTATGAGATAGTCGGCGTTGCCCGTAGAGCCAACGTACGGTATGCCGTAAGTAAATTGGACGTTAGAAATGTTGGCCGAAAATTGGCTGCGATATATACCGCCGTCGTCCCATGTGACTTTGACAGTTGAACCGGGCTTAATAACCGAGTTAGGCGCTGTCGGTTGGCGCACAACAATAGTGCCGCTCAGGCTTGAATACTGGTCTAACTGTCGTTCGCGGCCAGTCTTAAAGTTAATGCTTTGTACGTTGCTCAACGTGATAGCCGGCGTACCAGACGCGCCTTCTACGTCAACAACAAAACTTTGTACGGCCATTAGTACGCGTTACTTACTCGAATAGGCACGCTGCCGTTTGTGCGCATGTAGGCACGTAACGCGCTTACTACTGCGTTCGGGTCGCCGCCTTGAACGTTAATAGTCACATTGCTAGTGGTCACGCGGCTGCCGTCCATATTGGGGCTGGCGTTAATGCTGCCAAGTACGCCACCAAACGGGTTGCTAGTCAATGTCGGGGTGCCGCCTTGCTCGACGGTGCCAATGTTGGTGCCAAACTGTGCGGCAATAGCCGCCACACTTTGCGGGTCTACCGCAAACTTAAGCAAAAACTCGGTGTTTTCAATAACGCTATTAACGCCATCTACTATTGCTTGGGCTTGGTCAATACCCGACTGGTACCATTTGTCTGCCGTCAATTTGGCGATACGGTCGGCCGCTGCGTTAATTGTCGTAGAAATACCTACCAGACGGTTTATGGACGCTTTACCGCCAGCAAGTAAACCGTTAATAATCTCTAGACCAACGTCTGCGCCGGCGCTAAGTATTTGTTGCAGTAGTGCGGGGTCATCTAGCCCGGCTTCTATAAGTTTTTCTATGCCAATAGCAAGTTTGCTGGCTTTGTCGGCTTGCTCGTCGAGTACACCAAAAAAGGTTTTTGCGCCTTCGCTGTCGGCGGCTGTCGTCCATGCTTCACCAACATTGAATATGCCGCTTACTACGTCTCGGGTTGCGTTGTAGAAGTTGTTGTAGGTGTCGGTGGCCTTGGTTAACTGGTCATTGGCGCGCATGAGCGCGGGGCTGAACTGGTCTTTAACTGTCTGTACTGCGTCGTCGTATGCCTCTTTGAGTGCGCGTACCGACTCTGTGTGTTTGGCGTTTGCAGCTGCGGCGCGCTTAGCGGCTTCGCTGGCCTTGTTGGTGCTGGCAGTGCTCTTAGCAATTTCGGCGTTGGCTAGGCGTTGTTGCTCAATGTCTACGGCTTTTTGATAGTTGGCGCGTTTCTGGTCTTGGTCAAGTTGCAGAATGGTTTCTGACCATGCGCGGGTGTTGGCGTAAGCAAGCGCCAAACCTTCATTGGTTTTGTCTAAATCGGTTTGTAGTTTGCCTAGACGGAAACTGTTACCCGTTATGGCGCTACCCAAGTTGATGACGCTCGACCCGAAGTTAGCAACGTTGAAACCTACCTGCTTAAGTTTGGCACCAAAACCGTCGGTTTCTTTAGTGTTCTTTTGTAGAACGTCTAAGACTGCTTGTGCCGGGTCAACAAAACGACGTAGACGGCTACCAAGTTCTCCTATTACGCCGCCTAGACCGCGCTCGTCCATAATTGTTACGAGCTTGTCTACCTCGTCTAACAGTCGGCCGAGGATAGGTAGTACGCGGTAACCGATGCTTTCCACCATCTCGTCAAAACGTATTTTAAGTATCTGCAAACGCCCGGCATATGTGTTGGCGTTGGCTGCGGCCGCGCCACCAAACTGTGCGGTAAGTGCCTCTTGTGCTGCCTTAAAGTCTTTAGTTTTAATTATGTTCTCGTCGAGCGGTACACCCAACTTTTTTAGTGCCGTGAAGTTGCCGTCGTAAGCCTTGCCAATAGCGGTGCTGACTGCGCTTAAATCCTTGCCCGTGGCTATAGACGCGTCTACGGAAAGGTTTAGTAGTTCTTGTGCCTTGGCTGCATCACCAGTAAACCGCACTAAACCAGCAAGCGCGGGACGTAACTCGTCATCGGCTACACCGCTCGCCAATTGTGTCTGGTCAACAAAGTCGGCCATAGAGTCGGCAAGTGCTTGGTTAGGCCCAAGCGTGGCGCGCAGCTGCGTTTCTAAAAGTTTGGTGCTTTGCTCATCAGCAATAGCGGCCTTGGCGGCCATAGCCAAACCGCCAGCCAACGCGGTAACTGCGCCAGCGGCGGGCACCATAGCGTTTTTGAGTAGAAACCCGCTTTTGGCACCGAAACCTTGCAAGCTCTGAAACTCTTTTTTGGCTTTGTCAAAACCAGCCGAGTTAAGGCTTGAGATAATCGGAATGTTAATTGCCATGGTTAGCGCGTCCTAGTCGTAACAAGATTACGGTTAACAATAGTCATAACTTGAGCAACTATCTTGCCTACCTCGTCCTCGACGGCTGGGAGCACGCTCATGGCTGCGGGTTCCAGAGCGCGGGGCGCTGTACGTGGGCCGACGGTCTCGCCTTCAGCAATAAGGTTGGTCACAAACTGGCCGCCACCTCTGATGCCTGCGTGATCCCAGATTGCGCCGGCAACGTCCTTTTGCTGTAGAACCAACAACTGGTATTGCGTCGCCTTAAAGTCGGCTGTACGGCCGTTAGAGAACGTCACAGTGCGGGCACGGCTACCACGTTTGCCAACCACCGAGCGAATGCCAGCCACGACACGGGCGCGTGACCAACCCGTGCCGTCGCGGCCTTTAATCATGTTGCCATTAGTCATACGCGACAACGGGGTAGCGGTCGGGATAAACGAGCGCGCAGCTGTAACAAGTCGAGTACCCGCGCCGCGCTGAATGTCCTTAGTTATCTGCCGGCGTAGAGTGCGGTCTACCTTGTTGATTTCCGCTAAAGCCTCTTGGATACCGTGAACTTGATAAGACGCGCTAACGGGCATTTTGTTTACGCTGCCTTTCGAGTACATCTATAACGGTGGCTAAGTCTGCTAGGTCAAAGTCTATAGCGGGTGGCCACCACCCCGTGTGCAATAAAAGCTCTGCTAGTTGTCGCCGGACGCTGCCG